ATGGCAAGACTTGGATGTGGTTTATCCGGATTGTTAACCGCCAGACGATTAACATCTGGTTCATTTACGTATTTGGGGTAAATACCGTTTGGATCAGAAAATCCCTTAACTGAACCCTGTGAGCTATTTGATCCCTGTGTGGGTCTTCCAGGTAAACTACCTAATATAACCGGTTCTTGTCTAAACTGGCCATCTCTAAAGAAACCAAACACCCAGCTCCCTTCGAGTAGTCCGGTCGCCGACTGGCCAATACCAGAGACACCGCTGGCGGTTACAGGTAACATGACTAACGCCCATGGCAGATCTTCTGTAGGTAATATAATTTTGTTTTCAGTATGTTGTCCAAGTATTCTTACACGAACTCGGCCAGCTTTGAGTGGATCTTGTCTATCTTCTACTACACCTGAGAACCAGAGAAACCCTCCAAGTCCCATAAAGTTTTCGTTATTCATTAATTCCTCTCGTTAGCTCGCCTGATAATAACACTTCAACATACGTCATTTTTATCTATTTCTCCGTTTCTACGCAGGATAGCTGGCCACCATTGTAAATACTAAAATACTTACTAAATCTATATTTTCATTGAACCAGGCATGCGCTAGCATGACTTTATCTCTAAGGTTATGTAAACTCAGTGGCATCTCGTTGGTCTCCTCAGTGTTAATCTCTTTAAATTTTATCTTACAAAACCTATCAAAGATAAAATCTTGCATTATTTTATGGTATCTATATTCAAATTGCATATTATATTCACTGTTTCATAAGTTATATTTAATATTTAGTGAGTATGCCTCTTCGTTTCTGTAGGCAGGCCAGCTAAATGGTTATATCTACATAGTTCAAAAAATTTCGGTCTCGGAGCGGTCGGACTCTGAGATTCTTTCAGTTATTTAAAAAATGAACTTAAACCCTCCAGTATGATTTTATCGTATTCGTATATGTCTATAATGCCTTCGTTATATTTTTCTTTACCTATAAAAGTATCGTTAATTTCTTCAGGATAAGGTCTTCGGACGCTGTCTTTAACGCACTCTAAGACCATTATGTGTTTTTTCATCTTTCTATTGATCTGGTGTCTTACGGAAGTAATAAGATAACGACCTGACATGTAAATATCATTATCGGTTGGTTCTGAACCTGTCTTTGGTTCATAAGACGGCATTTCAAAAGTAATAAGATCGCCTGCTTGAATACCTGTAAATCCATTTACTGTTAATTGTAATTTAAATGATTGAAATGCTAATCTTTGAGATAATCGTTTTTGAAGTATATCTTTAATTGGTGGTCTTTCTATTTCGCCATGTAACTGTGATGTAATAGACCATAGATATAATGTTGATTCAGGATATTCTGATAGTGTTTTACCCTCTCTTAAATATTTTGGTAATATACCTTTTTCATTATCTCTCGTGCCATCTCTATTTGATTCTGTATGAAAACTATTTTGATATTCATTTTCATAACTAAAATCTGTTTCTTCGTATGTTTTATTAAATTGGTCATGTGTTATTAGTTTACTTGCAAAAACACCATTTCTTAAATTTTTAAGTGTATCAAATTGATCTACGATGGCATAATCCATTACCACTTGCATTTCATTTTTTATATCTTTTTCTCCCATGTTATCTGATATATTGGCAGGTTTAGGTCTAAATCTTGCAACAACAGGTCTAGCTGTATTGGATTCTACTGCTAACATACTTTCAAGTGAACGATAATTGAAACCTCTACTTGTTTCATAAAAATGATAACCTGCATTATGAAATTTTAAACTACGAGATAATAAAGATAAATCATCTATTGCATCAAAAGGTCTTAATCTACTAAAAACATGTTTATGTATGCCTAATGATGGTTCGTAAAAAAAGTTTTTTGCTGATGATAAAAAATCTGTGTTCTTTGTTATGTTGGCAATCATATTTGAATGTGTATCATATTGTGCATTTGAAACAACTACTAATTCATTTGTTAACATCTCTTTACTACAAAAATGTATAATATATGCCTGTGATCTTGGATTTATTCCTGTTCTATTTTGTATTTTGTAAATATACATTGGATTGCCGGTCTTTTCTGAAAAATCATAACCAAAAGGACTCGATGGTGTGTATAATTTAAATTCTAATCTTTCATTACCTGTTAATGGTAATTTTCCTACTATGTTTTGTGAATCAACAATGAATAAATTTCCTGATAATGTTTTATTATGGATACTTTCAAATATATTTAAATCAGCAACCATTGTGTCTATGCCAATTTTATCAGGTTGATTATCGCCATTTGCTGAACGATATGAAACAAAAACTATATCTGTTAAATTGTATTGACCTGGTTTTTTAAGAACACTTGAATCAAGTGTATCATATAAATTACTCATTACTGACCCATTAAGTTTTCAAATTCTTCTAATAATAAAGGCAAATATGCGGCGTTTAATAATTTAATTTGTCTTTTTTCGTCTTGTAATCTTTGTTCGTATTCTCTATTTGTTACGGCAACAGCATTTGGTGTGTTACTGTTTACTTCTATCTTGTGTGAATAATCACTAGGTCCTTCTCCATTTGTTTTACCACTAGATTGTGTAATTTCATAATGGTGAACACCATCTGGATTAGAATACTTATCTGTTAAATAATTCTCAAATTCATACGTTGTTAATGGCCAGCCATAATATCTATCAGTAATATTATTTGTTAACAAAATAACCCAATGATAGTAAGTACTACCAAAATGTTTTAAAGAAGTTATTTCAGGTGTTTCTCCTTCAGGTATGTCGTATAAATCATATAAACTAACTTCATTTAAAATTTTTGATCTAACTTTAACTCTCATCATCAAGTTAGTAACTAATTTCTCGTCACCATTACCTTTTAAATCATAAGTGCCTTTTTGAAAATATGAAAAATACATTAAAATCCTTCAGCTATAGTTTTTTTAGTCATAATTTCAGTTTCAGCAAAATTTAATGACATTTTTGTATATACAGGAGCAGCACCTAATTCGTCGCCTGCAAAAGTTGTGAACACGCCCTCATCGCCATGTTGTAAATCCATTTTTGTTAATACGCATTTACTAATTTTTGGTATATACATATTTTGCTTATCTAAGTACATAAATGTTAATTGAAATTGTGATGGTACAATAAAATCATTTGCTTTACCTAATTCGGGGTGCATGTGAAATTTTAATAAATGTATAATTTTTCTAGCACTATCTAATTCTTTTCTATTTCTAGGAGCAAATTCAAAATTGTATTGAAATTCTCTCATAGGTACATCTTTAAACACCATCTCTAAATTATTATTAAATGCACGACCTGTTACTTTTTGTAAAGCACCTTTTAAATCACCAGCTCCTGGTATCATAGAAGTAATCATAGTACCTGCTTCAGTACCTATTTTTTTCATAATTTCTATTGATCTAGCACCTGCATCTGAAAAACTACCTACGCCTAATATATCACCTATCATTCCTGTTTCAACACCAGCATGATTTACTGTATATGTAGTTTTAATTCCTGGCGGAGTATATAAAATAACTGTATCAGCTACTCTTGTATGCCTTGAACCAACAATACCTTTATTAATTCCTGAAGATTGATTTGTAATTCTACTTTTACCATTTAATAAATTAGCACTTCGACCACCACCTTTAATATTTTTTGCTGCTAATGCTGATATTTGATCTTGTCCTAGTGCTGTTGCTCCTGCTTTTATACCTTTTAAAAGTGCTTGACCTATATCTGTGCCTATTGTAGTAGTTTCTAATATGTCTATAATAATGTAATGACCTGTTCCTAAATTTTGTACATTATCAGGATAATAAACTGTTCCATATTCATAAGGATTTTGTTTCATGTGAGCTGTAGGGCTCGTATCATCAAGTTCTAATGGAGATTTGTTTAATATTTTTGCTGCGGCAGCATTTGTTTGAATACTATTTTTTGCTTTATCAAATAAACTACCTGCTAATCCACCTGCAACACCTGCTATACCACCGCCTGTTAAATTGCCAGATAAATTACTTAAATTTTTTTGAACTATATTTGCTACTTTTCCTAACACGATAAATACCTTTATTAATATTAATATTTATATGTGATATGACAAAGAGTTATAAAGGAATATATAAACCTACTAACCCCAAAAAATACGTTGGTGATCCTAATAGAATAGTTTATCGTTCATTATTGGAAAGACGTATGATGGTTTATTTGGATAAAAATGATCATGTTGAATTTTGGGCAAGCGAAGAAGTACCTATTGTATATCGTTCACCAATAGATTATCGTATTCATAGATACTTTCCAGATTTCATTTTTAAGTTAAAAAGTGGTAAAAAATATATGGTAGAGATTAAACCATATAAACAATGTTTTCCTCCAAAAGCACCTAAAAAACAAACCAAATATTTTATACGTGAACAACTAGAATATCTTAAAAACCAAGCCAAATGGACTGCAGCTAAAACGTATTGTGAGGGTAATGACTTAGAGTTTAAAATATTTACTGAAAAAGATATAGGTGTCTATAACTAACATAAATATAGTAAATGGCAAATATATTAGATAACCTTGTAAAAAAACAAGGCGATACGACAAAATCAGCAGCATGGTATAAAGAAGCTATATCTTCTGTAGCAGATAAAATTACTGCTAATAAATTGATGAGTCAAGGCAAATTAACAGCAAGACCAAATATTGGTTTATTAAATTTATTTTTTTATGATCCAAAATATAAAAAGACTCTGCCTTTTTATGATATATTTCCATTAGTATTACCTTTAGAGGTTATACCAGGTGGGTTTAGTGGATTAAATTTTCATTATTTACCTCCTGTATTAAGATTGAGGTTATTAGAAAATATGCAACGTTGGGCAACAAATAATAAATTAGATTCAACAACAAGATTTGATGTTAGTTGGCGTAGAGTTAAATCTATACCATTGGTAAAACCAACAATTAAAAAATATTTGTATAGACATGTTAGATCAAGATTTTTAAAAATTGATATAACACAGGCAGCTATTGCATGTTATTTACCAGTACAACAATTTCAAAAAGCAACTGATGCTCGTGTATATAGTTCTTCTAGGAGTATGATCTAATGGCAATATTAAGAGGTGGTGTTCGTATAGGTGGTTTTGATATTAGATTAGGATTACCACGTGATCGTTCATTGGATAATGTGGAAAATGATCCACGTTTTAGACAAAAACCAGGTGGAAATCCTCAAACTACTATAGGTCGTTTTCAATCATATGTTAATGAAGCGGAAGGTTTTGCTCGTAAGGCAAGATTTTATGTTGAGTTTAATTTACCTAGAAGTTCAGGAAGTACTGCTAGTCCTATAACTGCACCAACAACTTTAAATGCACAAAATGCTGATGGCGATATAACAATTGAAAATTTAAATCTATCAACTGCTGAACAAGAATCTTTAAATACTTTTAGAGATCAAAAAGAAATGATTTCTTTACAAAAAAGTAATGCACGTAGAGTACAAGCATTTTGTAGTGCCATATCTATGCCAGATAGAAATATTGAAACAAAAGAAATTAGACATCATGGTCCTGCATATAAGTTAGCATTTGATTATAAATCTTCTGATATAACTGCAACATTTTATTGTGATAAATTTTTAAGAGAAAGATCATATTTTGAAACTTGGCAAGCAGCTGTTTTTAGTTTACAATCTCAAAATTATAATTTTTATGATAATTACATATCTGATGTTAATATATTTCAATTAGGTCAATTTGCTAGTAAAAATGAAAGAGATGATGTTACTTACGCAGTTAAATTATTTGAATGTTTTCCTAAGACTATTGGACCAGTACAATATAGTTATGAAAATAATGCTGTACAAACTTTTGAAGTAACATTTACATTTAGATATTGGATAAATTATTTTTTAGAAAGATCAGGCAATATAGAATTAGGTTCACCAAACTTTAGAAACGTTGAAGTTAAAAACGGTTTTGGAGCATTTGGAGGACTAATAAATAAATTACCACCAGAATTAAGACGTGCTGGTGTTGATGTATTAGAAGGATTAAAAAGACGTATACCAATCGGCGGTATTACAGGTGGTAGAGTGTTTCCACCATTTGGTAATTTTCCGCCACTTAATTTATAATATAAGGAGATAATTATGGCTTTGCCTAGAGTTGATGTACCAACATATGAGTTGACATTACCATCAGAAGATAAAAAAATAAAATACAGACCTTTTCTTGTGAAAGAAGAAAAAATATTGTATATTGCATTAGAAACTGGAGATAATAAAGAAATGGTCAATGCTTTAAAAGAAGTTGTTAAAGCTTGTACGTTTGACGTATTAAATGTAGATAGACTGCCAATATTTGATGTTGAATATATCTTTTTACAAATTAGAGCTAAATCAGTATCAGAAATTACAAAATTCAGAACCATATGTCCTGATGATGGCAAGACTTATGTTGAAACAGA